CGCAGGTGACCGGCTATGCCTCCAACAACGCCAGAACCATCGCTGTCACGATGCAGTGCAGCGCGGCCACCGCAGGCAACTCGGTGACCCTACTCGGCCTGACAGAAACGAAGATTTACTGATGCGGAAACTCCTTCTTCTCCTCGTGTTTACCTCAGCCTTGTGCGCTGGAGCGCAAACTTGCAACTACGCCCCGGGAGGGAATTCCGTAGTCTCTGGATGCCCTGCCTCATGGTCTGCAATTTCTGGTATCACGCAAGGATCGACCACCCCAACGGCAATCCCGAACACAGGCGGCACTTTCAACGGCGTTACGACAGCCAGCATCGATGTAATCTGGGGAATTCCGTACAACTCTCCGACGTGTGGATACTCTTCCCCGATTGTCGCTCAATCAAGTTGCGACATTACTTGGGTTTTCCCGCACGAAGCTGGTCCGACACTGGGTAGTACAGCCAACTATCAGATCATTTGGTGTTTTCACGAAGGCGGCGGGTCTGGTGGAGGCACGGATGTTTCCAGTTGTTTTGGTGTAGGAAATATCGCAACCGAACCGATTCTTGAAGTCCAGCGGTTTCTTGGAATACCGAATCGCGTGGGCCATACCGGGATCGTTCTAGCTCTAGTTAACTACCGATTGACAAACTTTTCCGCTATTCCTTCTGGTCCGAACTTGTATGCAACTCAATGGCAGGATGCGAAGTGCTCTCTCTGGTACACGCTGGCTAACGCATCTACCTTTCCCGGAAACAAGAATCTGATCTCGTTCTACGGTCCTTCGTGGGGTGCAGTCATGGTTTGGTGGGTCGTTATGACCCCAGATAATCAATACACGTCAACCTGCAACACGGCGGCACCGGGCACTGATCCACAATACGTGGCGGTGATGAGTTGGAATCCGACAGTCTGGATGTATCCCTTTGGTAATGCTCTCTGGGACAACGGCAATGCACAGGCTTTACACGCGATGCAAGGACAGCTAAACACAACTGTAGAAGCTACGGCTCAATCGACTTGCGCAGGATTCTCACCGACTTGCGACCCAAATAATAACATTTCTTCCTCCTATCTATCGACTTATAAGAACGTAACGTTCATGAGTCAAACTGGTACCTGCGGCCTCGATTTGACTGTACCGCCTTGCTGGGGAAGCGGGGCTACACAAGGCGGAGAATCATATCAGACTGCGGCCAGTCTTTCAGCCCTAGGTCTACACCCTTATTTCGAACAGCTACCAAACTGTGTTCACGTTTGCGACATCGGCGCGATCACTTCGGCGTCACAAACAGACGCATTTGCGTTTCTATTAGGCTATGCGAATTCAGGTGGAAATACTGGCGGAACAACGGGCAACTAACATCATTAAGTAAAACTGTCCAGATACTGGACAAGGAGCCTAAATGGCAGACAAACACGAAAACTCCCGAGCCAAGTCGGGCATGGGTGGCTCCAAGAAGTCATCTAAGTCAAAGGGTAAGAAACCCTCCGAAACGCACATCAAGCACTTTAAACACGGCGGTCACATGGTGACTCATCACTATAAGTCCGAAGATGGATCGATGCCGGAAGAAGGCGAACCCGAAATGATGGGCGACAAGAACGCTTTGATGTCTCATTTGCAAGATACGATCCCAGACAACGGGGCTGCGCAGTCCACCCCGCCGCCCGATCCTAATCAACAAGCAGCACAAGCAGGACCCGTCTCTGCACCAGCCGCCCCGGCAGCACCTCAACAGGGCGCGTAAGGAACACAATGTCTGGATTTTGGAACGCAATCGTGCATCATCTGACATCTAACTACGAAGCCTACATAATGGGCCTCACGCTCTGGGCTGTGGCTCTAGGCAAATCGATGCCAGAAAAATTCCCTACTAGCGTTCAGGAATGGTGGTCGTGGTTTCGCGCCTCGGTACAGACGGTACTGCCTGCGCCTTCCAATACTACACCACCTCCGCAGATAGCACCGCAACCACCGGTGGTCCCTATTTTGCCGGTAGCCATTCCGGCCCCAACCAAGTAACAGAAACAAAGGAAACCAATATGTGCAAAATCACGGCAGCAACTATAGCGGCGGATGGACAGGCAGTAGCTAAAGCTCTAAACAGCATTGCCACCGCTCTTCAAACCTCAGACCCTAGTCTGGCTAACGAACTTACCGTAGCGGCCCAGACTCTTGTAACCGCAACTACCGGTTGGACCACAGGCAGTCCGATTGCAGTTATCAACGACGCGGCTCAAGCGGCAGAAGCAGTTTTGGGAGCAATCCCGGAAACGGCTGTCTACGCAACGTTCGTGGCCATTGCAGTAACCGCCTTGGATATCCTGATCGCTAACGTTAGCACGCAGGCAACACAAACGGCCAACATTGTGGGCAACAAACTCGCTATCGAAGCGCACATCGATACACTACCCGAGAACCCTTATCGCGGCATCGTGACGATTAAGCCTTCACTCTTCGGCCCTCGTAAGGCACTTAAAGACGCTTGGGATAAGCAAGTCGAACTCGAACCAAACGTTGGAATAAAGAAACTCTAACCCGACTCAAAAGAGGGTCGGTAATCCGGCCCTCTCCGAGGAGACCAGATTGACGTTCGAAACCATCGAGAAGTTCCGATTCTACATAGGCTGCAAGGTAAGACAAGACAAGATTGCCGCCCAGAATTCCAGAGAAAATGGATATAGGGAAGTCGCTTTGCGACACGACAACGAAGCTGTTTATGGCGAACAGTTGCTGAAGGATTTAGCAAACGAGCACGGAGGATTGAATGCCTGACAAGAAACCAGTTACCAAAAATCAGAAAAAGGCAGCGGTTAAAACTGTCGTGGATGAATGGAAATCCGGGTCTCTTCATTCTGGTTCGAAGAAGGGTCCGAAAGTATCTTCACAGAAACAGGCAGTCGCGATTGCTCTAAGTGAATCTGGGCAGAGCAAGAAGAAGTCCAGATAATGGACAACCTATGCTAGAATTCGAAACCACCCAAAATATTGTCCGAGTGTACTTTAATTCCAAAGCGGCCTGTCCTTATGTTTGGTCTATCGACGATGGCGATCAGAACAACGAACTTATCGCGACAAATGTGATCTGTCAAGGTATCAGCCGATTCGAATACAACGGACAAGAGCCTAATCCAACGCATCCGGTAGCTTGGGTTGAGTTTGTTGGGGCGAGAATCCACCGGATAAAAGACGATGAATATCTTGTCGAGAATACTAGCGAGTATTAATGGCGGACAACGCAGATAAATTTGATCAGCTAATCATAGAGCACGGGGGAGACTCTCGTCTTCTCAATGATAGCTCAGAAACCTTGGCCAATGAATTTTATGCAGCCGCGAGTTTTATTCCTAACGAAGCCTTGTACAATTTCCTCGTTGAGATCAAACCGGACCTGATAAATTTAGCAAAGCTGGGCGCGGATTGTATTCCCAACTCCCGAGTAGGAAGAGAAGTTCGCCGTCGCTGCCAGCGTGATTTGAGGTGGATGGCTCAGTACTTTTTGTGGGACTCCATGTCTGTAAGCAATGCCGGGGAAACTTCAGTTTCTGAGAACATATTTCTCGACCCGCAATACGATGTATTTTCAGAGTTGTTTGTTAAGAAAGACCCGACAAAGTCTATCCAAGATCAAGACCCAGTTAAGACCCGACTTCTGTTATGGCCTCGTGGTGGGTGTAAGAGCGCGTATGATATTGTCGATGCTGTACAATGGATCATTTGTTTCCCCACAATAAGAATACTGTTCCTTACCGCTGAAGCTACTTTGTCCAAAGGTTTTATTGGGGAACTGCGCGGGTACTTCACCCTGCGAGAAGACAGCCCCACTCTGTTCAACTTGTTCTGGCCAGAACATTGTTGTTTAGTTAAGGACATGGGGGCGGGAAATATATTCACTACGCCTTGGTACAAAGCCAAGAAAACAGGTCGCAAAGAGCCCACCGTTATCGCCTCGTCTGTTGGAAAGACAAAAAGTGGGTACCATTACGAGCTTATTAAAGCAGATGATGCGGTTTCTGATAAGAATACTGAAACACCCGAGCAATGTGCGACGGTTTCTGAAAAGTTGTTCTTGGCGGAAAAGCTGTTAATTCCCGGGGGTCTGTTTAAAGATTGGGTAGGTACGCGATATGCTGAAGAAGAACACTATGGAATTCTGCTTGATAAATATTTAGCTAACGGCGAGATAGAAAAAACTTCGGGAGTTGGGTGGTCCTTTTATCACAACAAAACTTTTGCTATCAAAATTCTCATCGGCAAAGCCTGTCAGATTAAACCAGAAGTTGAAGAAAAACTTCGTCGAGAAGGCAGACCGGTAAATTACATCGAGGCTGGGGAAGACGGTTGCATTCTTCTCCTTCCCAAGAAACAACCCTACTCTTGGTTGATGGGAGAATTTGCCAACAACGAGAAGGTGTTTGAAGGCCAACTAAACCAGAATCCAAGAACGTCTAGTTCAATCGTATTCGACCGCATATCACTTATCAAAGCGAGCGGCCCATACACAATGCTTCCTCGTCAAGGCCCCGTATCCCAGTTCTGGGATTTGTCCTTCAGCGAAAAGAAGGGTACAGATTATTGTGTTGGCAGTTCTGTGTTGTGGGGCGAGGAAGATGTAGTTGATTCTTCTGGAAAGAAAACTGGTAATAGAAAAACAGTTGGCTACGTTCAGAAACTTATACGTGATAGATTCAATCCGTTCTCCTGCGCTCAAGCCATTGTCCAGTTAGTAACAGAGCAACGACCGTTTATTCTTGGTATAGAAAAAGCTGGCGGGTCCAAAAATCTCGAACCAGCCATCCAAGCCGAAGCGATGAAAACCGGCGATCCTTTGGTAATTGCTGTCTGCACGCATATCGATTGGGTTGATGTAGATAGCCAGAAAGACGCAAAGAAAATCCGTATGGGTGCTCTGCTACCGTGGATACTCGACGGTCGTCTGAAGTTCCTGAATGCCTGCATGGCCCCCAAGTATTTAAATCTAGAAGTCTTGTATTCGGAATTTGAACGTTGCATGACTTCGCATCACCACGACGACATTCCCGACAATCTAGGGTACCAACCACGGTACGCTCCAAGAGCAACCCAGATCGTAGTAGAAAGAAACGTCGATCAGATGTTCAATCTGGACCGCCAAGGATGGGGAGAAGTTTACGATCCTAATTATCGGGGGTCGCCTTTTAGCGGGGCGTACTATCTTGGTGAAGACGGAGTAATGATTCCACACCAACAAACTGGACCTACAAGATGGGTTATGGAAGACGGGAACATGATTCCTCTAGATTCTCCTGAACCCTTTATAATGCCCGGAGATTTATTCCAGCAAGCAGAACCAGAAGCACCTAGTTCAACACCAAACGGACTTCCGAACATCCTCGGGGTCGGCATGTGGGGTTAAATGAAACTCTATGTCCAGATAATGGACGACGACGGCAAGATACTGGCAGAACACGACGCCGATGCTTGTCAGCCTAGCGTATGGAATGCTCCTCCGGGACAAAGATTTATCGGGAACATGCCCGCCAATTCATCGGATGTAAAGAATAACGGAACCTACCAGCTATTCCGTATTACATTTCAGCCCTCGGTAAAAGTTGACCGTCCTAATGGATGGCAAGAACCGGTAATCACACAATTCCCAAAACCAGTTGGTTTGCCCGCAGGATTCCCATCGTTTACTTCTGGTACTCTGGGATCGAAACCGGCTTTACCTTTGTCTCAGTGGAACACGTCTGTTCCGACTCCAGCACCACAAAACTCCCCGCAGGTCTACCCGCCAGCGGTAACTACAAGAGGATAACAAAATGGCAGCAGGCACACTAATCACGCTAGGTGGGAATCTCGAAGACCCGCGCAACTCTAAAGCATCAGACTATTCTCCAGTCGGCCCTTCGGGCGCGGCAGGATCGTCGTCTGGGTCCGGTCAACTAGTCAAGCAGACTGTGGAACAAGAAGGACCCCGTCACACGAACGACTCAGGCGAGAATACCCCGTCTACTTGGGGTTCCGAAGACAAGGGATTCACAGTACAGGTCAACAAGGGCGAAGGTGCCGGACAGTCTTCGTTGTCGTACAAAGGATCGGTGGATTTCAACACGGGTCAGATGAGCCCAGAATCCGTAGACCAAAAGTACTAAAAATCCATTATCTGGACGGACGATGAAGAAACTACTGCTTGCATTATCGATGCTGGTGCTGCCCCTTGTTGCGTACTCTCAAGTCGCCACGACAGGGTATCACCGCGTCAGTCAGGTCATCGCCCGTCAATTTGGAAGTGTTACTGCGCAGGTAGTCCCGG